TACTTTGCAAAGCCTATATCTGATCTTGATACAAATTTGTTTACAACACGTTCAACAACTGGATCTCTAAACTCTATTTCTTGTTTACTCATTATAGTGTTTGTTTTAAACCGGTTTTTACAAATGTTCCATTTAGCATTGTACCTGTACGATTAGCTATTTCATCATAAGCTGCATCAATACAGTTTTCAATTTGCATGCCCTCTAACACAGCTAGATTAGTTAATACAACAACAATATCGCCAATAGCATCTTTAATTTCGTAAGCATCTTTAGTTAATAAAGCAGCAGCTAATTCGCCAGCCTCTTCCATAAGCTTAACGTACTGCGTATGTGAATTGCCTGTGTCGTATATACCTCTTTCTAGAGCCCACTGTCTTATAAGATCAAATCTCTCGCAGTCTTTAGATTTTGTAACGCAGTTTTCAGTAGTAACGTTAATACTCTCTAATAAGGCTTTGTTATATACATAGCATCTGTTATCATTAAACATAGAGGTTCTAGCGTTAGCCATTATCCAAGGTATATTCTCGTTTGTGATTGTAAATTTTCCGTGAGATGTTTCCCAGCTTAAGTCTAAATTGTCCATTAGTTGACCTTTTAATTTGTTAAGTGGAACTGGAAATGTACTTGTTTGCTCTGTTGCGTTAATGTTCATTTTCTTGTTTTTAGTGATTAAATTCTTATAAGATTGTCTGTCTACTTTATAGCCATAAGACTTTTGAAGTTCTATCTCCTTCTGTGATATTTTGCTAATATCATCAGTTGAAAATAGAACCTCATATTCTCCAGGTTTATAACCTTGCTGTTTTGTAACCCTACTGTTAAGATTACGTGTGACTCCGATTTTTTTACCGGGAATGTGATAGATTGTATACATATTATTCTGGTTTTGTTAAAATAGCTTCAGATGGTATATTGATAACCCTGTCTCCAAAGGTTTCTGTCATCATTTTGTCAAATTCTTCTTTAGTCATATTTTTATTTATTTACCAACACTTAGCTCTGCTTTAATTGCAGCATAAGGATTGTAGTTATTTAATTTAATGGTGCTTTTGTTTGGTATAGATATTTCTGATTTATTATAAAAATCAATCATACTTATGCCTGCTTTTAATTCTAATCTAGGCATTGCTCTTCTAGGTCGATCTCTATACTCTTTAGCTTGATCTAAATGATTATTATACAAGTGACAATCTCCAAGTTGCCCAATCAATTGCCCTGCTTTTAAGCCAGCTCCTTGAGCTAACATTTCTAATAGTAGACCGTACATTGTAATATCGTAAGGTAAACCTAAGAAAACATCAGCAGATCGTTGTTGCCACATCAAATCCATAACTCCATTATTAATATAAACTTGAAAAGCATAATGGCAAGGAGGCAACGCCATATCGCTTAGCTCGTGTGGAGCCCATGCGCTAACTATCATACGCCTTGAATCAGGATTGTGGTTAATGCTATACACAAGATTTTTAAGCTGATCTACGCCGTTAAAATCGCGCCATTGTTTTCCGTATACAGGGCCTAATGTTTCATCAGTTCTGCCTGAGCGTTCATAATCTGGTCGCCAGTATTTAACACCGTTATCTTCAAGATATTTTAAATCAGTTCTACCATTTAATATCCAAAGCAATTCAGTGCGTGCTGCATTGAAGCTAATTCGCTTTCCTGTGAGGATTGGAAATCCATCCGACATATCATGGCGTATAGTTCTTCCGAAGACAGACTTTGTCCCTGTCCCTGTTCTATCCGATTTAGATAATCCTCTGTTGAGTATTTCTGAAATAAGTCCTTTGTATTCATTTTCTATGTTTGTCATAATAGTATTTGTAATATTCAAATATTTTTGCCCATATCTCTGTCTTACCATAAGTATCAGGACTAGTATTTGTTTTACCCTTGTTTTTAATAACAACGTACCAAGCTGTATCGTTTTTAGCTGATGGTGCAATTGCTATATCGTTTCTGATACACCAGCGTTGAGCTTCCCAAAGGATTTCTTTGAATGGGCTTTTACCCATATCGCATTTTTTCTTTGCTACTCCCATGGCATTGGTGTTCCGTCTAAAGCAATTGGCTGATGAGGTATAAAGCAACCTGATTTAGGTTCCCATTTGAAATGAGCTTCAGCTCCATTCTCTCCTAAGTTTTGGAATTTAACTTTGAGAACTTTCGCTTTAACAGTTTTCGCTTCATAATCCCTGTGTACCAATATACCGTGATAACTAGCATCATACCACTCACCGCCACCTTTAATATTGTACATAGTCGGTTCTTCAATTTTACCATCTTTATCTTTATACATTTTAGTTGGATGAGCTACTATGAAAACTAATACATCATACTTTTTAGCAAAGATTTCAATCTTAGCAAGATATTCCATGGTGTACCTGTTAACATCATCGGACCCTCCGACGTCTCTAACTTTATTAAATGGATCAATAACCAAACATTTAATACCTTTACGCTTAACTAACTCAGCTGCTTTCTTTAATACAGAATCTAATGTGTAGCGCTCCATATCAATGTGATAGTAATTGCTGTTGCAATGATCTGCTACTTGATTCCAACGCTCGCCTCCAATATCTTCTTTAGTCGGCATACCTTGCCAAGTCTTACGCATTAGTTTATGAGCATGTAGATAAGTTGGTTGATTTTCCGGCGACGCAAACGCTGTTTTCCATCCGTAGTTATTATTATATCCGACAACCATTTGATCGACGAAATCACTCTTACCGGAACTAGGAATACCAGTAACAGTAATGAATTGACCAGTATATGTTGAAAAGATATCATCGAAATTTTGCAACCCGATTTGAAATCCAGGTTTAAAGCCATTACGCACAAAGTCTGTAACCTCATCTTCGATATCTCTGAACGTTGTAACATTTTCGAGTGGGACTGGCTTTGATTTTGAAATACGCTCTGATAACCTTTCTTTTCCATACTTTAGTAAATATTCATTAGCGTCTTTACAATCTTCAAATGTAGTTATGTAACAAACTTCAGATCCTAATCTACGGATTAACTCTGCTTGTAATGCTTGCCCTGCTTCATCTGAATCACATGCTAGTATAATCTTATCTTTGTCTTCAAAGTAATCAATACAGCTGTCTAAATAATCTAAATTGTTAGTATTAAGTGTTGCTCCGTTTGGAACTGATACTGCGTTTGTTATACCAGCTTCGTGTAGTGCAAGCACATCCATTTCGCCTTCAACAATAACACAATACTCAAAACCTACAATGCTGTCAATATTATAAAATACTTTTTCAGCACCTTTGTATAATTTAAAATTCTTTCTTCCATCACGGTATTTAACATTAGTTAATTCACCGCCCATAAAATAATTGAACTTTATTACATTCTCGGTCTTTTGTGTTTGTGGCATCCACTCAGGACCCTCAGTAACTTTTAAGTCGATGAGAGTCTGATGTGAAATACCTCTTGTTTTAAACCACTCTTCAACTTTCATTCCAGGTTCGTTGTGTATAGCAACTTGCTCAGGTTTGATGTATACTTTTTCAGCTTTACCCTTACGCTGATAAGTATGTAATTGAAATGATTTATCACAATTGTGACAAGTACCGAGACCCCGTTCCCAATCATAAGAAGCACACTTTGCTTTCTGATTTTTAGGTTTTCTATCAGCAGAACAAAGAGGGCATATACCCTGCTTATTGCCTTCTTCAAGCTTATGCACATTGAAATCTTCAATTGCAAATCCATTGATCTCTGTATTCATTTAATTAAATTGAATTGTTATTACTCTTCATCTAAGCACTCTGGACATATGTCGCAATAATCAAAGTCACACTTAGTCATAACTTCTTTGCACATTTCACATTGATCCACTAAAATGGTAAATCATCTGGTGGTCCGACTTGTGCTGCTGGCTGCTGAGGTTGATCAGTTCTAGGTGCTGCTGCTACATTTACATCGTTTGTCCACACAACTTTAACATTACCAAGGTATGTTTTAGGAGCTTTACCTTCTCGCTCTTCTTTTGTTTGATCAACAATGACTGGACCTTGATTTCCAAATTGATCTACTTCATCATTGATAGTAATTGTAATAGGTAAATACTTACCCTTCTTGCCGATGATAATCTTATCTTTCGGAATTTCATTCAAGTTGATACTTGCTTTAATAATACTTGCCATAATTTTATTGTTTTAATTTATTATATTATCTATTGTTATTCGTGTTAGTTTTGTAAACATTATAATGTCTGCTGAACTAGGTATTGAGCTGGGTCAAAGTCTTTATCTTTATAGAATAATCTATACTGATCTATCGCTTGCTCCACTTTATCTTTACCTCTTTCTAAAAACTGAGGAGAACAATCGAATATACCTATATTACCAGTTAATTTATCCGCTGTTATGAATATCATATCCATATCAAAGTACGTTGAATAAATGTAGGCCTGGCTGTCATAGTTATACTCTTTTGCACTATAAGCGAATTTATCTAAATTAGATGTTGTTTTAAGATCAACCACTAATTGTTGTGTGTTATTCTTAATATCGCCTTTCAGTTTCCACCATTCACCACCTAGTTCTAATACTCCTGGCACTTCGTATTCAACATCAATATCTTGTATTAATTCTTGACATACTTTGTTAGCCATTAGCTTATCCCTTAAGACGGATAATGCATCCGCTTCTTTCTGTAATAAACACATTTTACCTTCTGATAACTCTTTATATATTTTAGAGTTTCTAGTAGATGCATCTATTATTTTGTATTGTTCCAGTTTGTCTGGTTCAAGTACTAATGTATGAAAATAACCACCTTTTACTAAATTTGGATTACCTTCAATAGGTTTTTTGAAACTAAGTGGATCTCGCATTAAAGACCTTATATCTGAATTGCTTAAGTACTGTTTTCCAAAATCTCCATAATAATCGTCGTCATTCTCTAATCTTTTTAAAATTTCTAGCTTTTCTGTTTCTGTCATAAAGTTTTTAGTATTTCAGCAGGTATTTCATACTTCCCTTTAATAGCTTCTAGACTTCCCCCTGCTTTTAGGAAAGCTTTAGCTTTTGTTAATGCTTGACCTTCTAATTTAGGCTTCACAGATTCTTTCTTACCGTGATCTGCGTCTTGAGTGTCATCAATTAAGAATAGATTCCCTAACGCATATTTTTTACCATAACTAGAAGCACTACCGAATTTCTGCGGCATTTGCATACCCTTCTGAAGTAGATCTACTCCAACAACAGCTGTTGCATGTATAGCATCTACGCCGTCAGTAATAGTAGCTTTAGATTCTAGTATAGGAAAATCAGTGTTAGATATTAATTCTTCGCTGATCGTTACCGATACGCCTAGTCTTAATAAAAAAGGTTTTGTTGCTTCAAGGATGTCTTCGGCGGACCTGAAGTTGTACTTGCCGAAAGAGTTAAATCTACTTTTTTTCGATTTGAACTCGGTTTGGATTGTTGCTAATTTTTCGTTTAATTTCATTCGTTCTTAGTTTAGTAGCTTATATATAATTACATACACTTGCTGTTTATTTACATCTATTTTTCACCTAATTTAAAGATAATCAAGCACTTGCGTTGGGTCTACAGAGTCAATTAGTTTTTCTATAGCCTGCTTTTTAAGCTCTGAAACTCTCACATATCCGCTTGGTCCTTTAAAGTTTAACTCTTCAGCTATAGCTTTACCTGGCATTTTATCGCAGTCTAAACCGTAGCTTAAACGCAATACCTCATACTGAATATCTGTTAGATATTTTTTACATAAGCCAGTCAAGTAAGTATTCATCAACGCTATATTGTAAGGCTCTGACGTGTCAGGTATATTCTCAGACCATTTCTCAGCAGTATCAGAATCTATATCTATACTTTTGAATACGGAATTAAAGAAGATAGCTACTAACGCTTTGTCCTTGCCAAAATCTTTTTGGATCTCGTTTAGCTTGTATTCAGGGATTCTCATATCGCCTCTATTAATGTTTATAGCGCGTCTAATTGTTCCTTTAATACGTTTAGCTAAGAATGATTTAATTGTCTTCTCAGGGTCGTCAGATTCAATCACTCTGTTAATATCTAGCTTATCAACCGCTTTAATTAAACCTATAGATCCTTCTTGTATTAAGTCATTAATACTTAGCACTCCGGATGCTTGATCAGAAGTTGAAAACTTTCTTGCTATATTTTCTACTAAAGGTAAAAACTTAACTATAAGTTCATCTCTAGTATACTCATCCCAAAACTTACCTTCTAAATTATATATAGATTTTTTTACGTCTTCTTTGTATCTTATATAGTTTTGTATATTATACTTCTTCATACTCGTCTATTATTTTAAAGGCTTTCGCCATTCTATTGTCATCAGCATAGTATATATTGCCGATCTTTGCCATCCACTCGTTAAATTCCTGTGTCATAGTTGGTGGTATTGTATCATTATTGTCTTGCCAAGTGTCGGCATAACAATCAAAGTTATTTTCAAATATTTGTCCTATATCCATAATTCTATTTATTTTAATCCGTTAAAAAACTAATCTTACCCAAACCGTTGCACAGATCTACTATCTATTTATTTAATACACAAGCTTTTTTTACTTTATTTCATCACCAACATTAAAACGTTGGTCAACAGTTGATAAGAAGCATTACACGCTTTCTTATCTTGGTGTTAGCCACAATTAATTAATTCTATTAATCTATCTGCAAGCCATTCTTGGTCTTCGTGGTCTTCTATGTATTTAAGGTCAACTTCTTTTAATTCTGTAATTAACAGTTCACGTTGTTGGCTAACATCAAATAAAACCAATAACTCATCTACTGCTTCTTTAGGTTCTAAATGTCCACTTTCAACTTTACCTACTATTTGTTCAAATTTATCTTTCATATCGTTACTTGTTTTATCTGTATTACGTTAGGCAACATATACTTCTGTGTATGTTATTGCAATAAACGGTATTAAGTAAATCTTACTTTTAAATTTGCACTCTCCTTTTACACCTACATTACTTTTAACATATCCAAAGCCTACGTTAAAAATTGGACTAAATGTTATTTGTTTGTCTACTAATTTCATAATTACGTTGCCTAACAATGGCTAAAGTTAATAGCCTCGCAAGGTCTTGTTATAATTTGATGGTTAATATTAAAGGCTACTAACCTTAGCCTCGTCCGATAAAAAACATTAAAACGATTTTTTATACTATACGTTGTAAAACATTAAAACGATTTTACAACAAAGTATATAAATAATGCTACATTCCGTAACTATCATCCATCATCTTTTCAACCGCTTCCATTCCTTTAATAATTTTCTTAAATGGTTCATCTAATAATTTTGGGTCTAAATGAAATATATGACCGTATTCCTCTATCTTGTAATAGAAGTCAATTATTTCACTCATTTCCGCTTTCTTTATTTCTCTTATATCTGACATATCGTTTTATTTAATCCGCACTATTCATATACTAAGCGTTATATGCAATTAAGCAAATCCGTTTCTATTTGGTTTATTTCGTCAAGGGTTCTGTTCAATGGTAAGTACTTTCTATGTGGTTCGTTATTAAGGTTGTCAATTTCAAACCACTTCCATTCATAAATCGCATCTTTAGGGTCTTTATAGTTAGGTGGTACAAATTCATTTTGCTCATCCTTAACACCCCAAAGTCCGTTCTTTTTAAATAATTTCATTTCAAAATTGCTTAAAAGCATATAACACCGTATATAGTTTATATGCCTAGTTAATATTCGTTTTAATTCAAAGTGTAGTTTAATGGCACACAAACCATATACAACACGTTGTAAACAATTACATACCGTTGTATATTTGGTGCATTTTTACTGCTTCATTTCCATAACCATTAATTGCTAACTTATTTGCCAACTTAAATACTTCGGTATGCAACTGCTCGCTATCGCTTTCACAACTATGCGTATAATTAATAGCTTCTAATAGCTCTTTTGCAATGTCAGTTATGTCTTCTTGTCTAAAAAAAGAACAGTTATTCTCATTAAATCCGTGTTCTTCAAATATATTTATTATTTTTTGTAGTTCCATTTTTGTTAATTTTAATTATTATTCAACGCTACTAATCATACACTTTCAAGTTGTAAGTAATTACAAGCGTTCTATTATTTCATCTAATTGGTCAGTGTTGTGTAATTGGCAGTTATTATAAGCGAAATCCTTTAAATCTTCAACCGCTTGTAACTTCCCTTCGGTATTGCTAACAACGGGTAAAATTAATTCTTTAACTACCTTTATAAAAGCCTCCTTAGTCATTGCCATAACAACATCGCCATCTACCATAGTTGTTGGTTTAGTAATTCTTTTTCTTTTTTAAGTTCATTACTCATGTTTCTATATATAGTTCTGCTAGAACACTTTAAAGTTTCAGCTAACTTAACCATAGTTATAATTTCGTTTTCGTGGTTAATAAAAATCATAGCATCGTATATTTCACTGCTGGATATTTTAGATCTACCTACTAGCTTACCTACTATAGAGAGCTTTTGTCGCATATCAAGACCGCTATAATCCTTAAAGATTACTTTACGTAACTTATTAGGAGGAGGTGTTTCGAGATCCATTAAAGACACATCGTATATCATGCTTTGTAGTAGTTGCTCTGAAACTTTAAACGTAACAAATCCTGCTTTCTTATTACATATATACTTAGACATCGCTTCAAAGCCTTCTTGATCCATCTGAGGATTCAAGTACCATAATACATACAAATGCCATTTAAGACTCCTATATGTATTGATTTTAGCTTTAGAATTAAATAGTGTATAGCATTGACGTGTACCCGCTTCGTAGTAATTACCCCAATCAAATACTTCTGTTGGTTTGTCATCTACTGGATCACATCTATAGAATATCCTATGACGATCTAAATATGATGTATCTCTTGTATAATGCGACATTAGCCTCTTACTATTAAATAATTAACAAGCTATCGTCACACTTTCGTTTCGATGCTTCAGTTGTTTGTTTTGGCGGAATCATAATATTTATTGAAAATAAATAATTACCGGTCATTCAATCGTTTTTGCAGCACCTCTATCTGATCATTAATTTGAGGTACTAATTCATACTGCTCTGTTGCTATGTACTCCAATCGTTTAGCTCTAAGTACATTTAACTCCTCTTCTAAAGTTAAATATGCTTTAGGCTTTTTACCAGAATACTTATCCATTTGTATTTCGAAGTCAGCATCCCACTGTTGTTGCTTTTCAACTAACTTCTCCATTACTTTTGTTGAAACTACTTCTGCTAACTTTTCAATTTGTTTATCAGTCATTTTTTATATTTATTATATTATCTATTGCCGCTCGTAGCGGTTCCGTATTACTTTGCTCTTAATATTATGCTTTCGTTAGCATTTCTTACTGTGTGTTTTTCGTTTTCGTAATAATTCCAGTACGCATCTACACTACATTCAGTTTTATATTCGTCAGGCATACACTGTGGAGGTTGCGTAAACGCTTGGTTACTAATACGCTTAGGAAAAGTGTATAGCACATCACGACATTTACTTATTGTTAAATGCTGTTTGCCGTAACGTTTAGTATACTCTTCGCCTAGTGCTAACATATGTTCGTAAGCCCAGAAGTAATTTTCAGCAGAAGCTCGTACCCACACTGCGGACGGATGGTTTTTGTGTGTCGCTTTGTAAGGTACATCTGCTTCTTCTTCATCTAATATAATATGTGCAGTGCATAGTAATTGAGCTGTTTCAAGGATCATCTTTACTACATGCTTATTATATTGTACTTGTGCTGCTTTTTTAGGACAGTGAGATAGATAGAATATATTCATAGTTATCTTGTAAATTTAAAGTCGTTCTTAATATACTTGTTAAAGAATCTACCCTTAGATCTTGCTTCGATTAAACCATTAAAGACATGGTAAGGAACTCCCTCGTAAGTATAAACAGCTGATGGTAAATCAAGTGATAAGTTTTTAGATTCGTAGTTGTATTCTGCGCATTGTACAGCGCTTGAGTCAAATTCAAAATAGCCTTTGGTATTATTGTTCATAAGTTTATTGTTTATTATATTATCGTTACTTGTTCGTGTTTAGTTTGTAAATTATTACTCATAGAATTCGTCTATTGTTTTATGGTGATAGCCCATAGCTTTAACTATTTCTAACCATAGCTCATGAAGTTCTTCAAGTGTTAAGTCTGAACGATCTACTTGAGTAGATATTTCTTTATTATAGTAATTTAATGTTATTTTTAACGGTTCTTTGTGCATAATTTATTATTTTAGTGAAATATTAATCCTACTTTATTTGTTTTATTAAACCATCTAGTAGCCATTAGATCAGTAGATGAAGCATCGGTATAACCAGCAGAAACAAGATCGCTATGACTAGAAAATATTTTGGTGTGTCTATGTTGTCTCTCATCTATTAAATGTTTTTGCTTTCCTGAATCAGAAAATATTATATCATAATTACTTGGCAAAGATGTTTTTAACATCATATCAATCATATTGGTGTAACTGTAAAACCGCACGTTCGGATTGTGTATAGCAATCGCGATCCACTTGTTTAAATAAGCGTTAGAATAGTAATCGCCGCTGTCATGCACTCTTACGTAGTCAGGTTTCTTCTTACGTATTTCAGCATTCATAGCTTCGATAAAGTCATCAGTCTTTGATAACTGGTAACGATTTTCAAACGCTGGTTTTACATTACTCCAGATGTAGGCTCCTTTCTTAGCGTAACAGAATTTAACACAACTGTCAGCCATGGGGCACGTCAGCTTCCCGCTAGCAGATTTGTAGGCAGGAATACCGAAGTTAAAAACCCGAAGCCCTAATGCTTTAGATGTTTTTTTAAGTTTGGAATTTTGGGTTAGTAGATTCATAATTATTCTTCGTTATCTTTTTTTCGCATTCTCCAGTCAAGGTATATTGGACCTATAAAAGATGCAGAAAATATGGTTAATAGTACTAGGTTTGTAGTCGTTATCATACAAATATATTATCGATAAGTGATCGTGTTAGTTTTGTAACTACCAGCTAGATGGTCTTGTTCTACGTATAATAGCGGTATTAGTTTGAGTATCTATTAGTTTATCAGGAGATACAGAGGCTTGTTTACCGTCTTCATACTGTATTATGCATAGGTCATAGCCGTGATGTAATAAATCTACGGCTTGTCCTTCGAATCTATAGCTCATAATTAATCTAATAAAACCATATAGGCTTCAGTGTTGTTTTTACGAAACCACGTTAATGCTTTTTGAAACTCATTAACCTGCTTTTTTGTTACAGTTTTTGGCGCTACTTCGAATATATAGTTGCTACCCATTATATAATCGTAGATAGAGAGCTCGAGAGCGTTAAGTGTATAGCATTCGCCGCTAAAACTGTTAGTAACTTTTTCACCTTTATCATAGATCATACCTTGAAACCATTTAGGCACTTTTTGCTCGTTAGTTTTCATCTTCGTCGCTTATTATGTTAAACAAATTTTCTATACCATCAGATATTTCTTCAGATAATTGATCGGTATCATTAAATTCTATGCTACCTAAAGCTAGTGAATTGTTGTAGTCAATTTCGAAATCAACCTCATAGCTATCTACGTTACTAAGACTGCTTGCGTTTATTGATTGTTCTATTACATCTCTAATGTCATTAACAATATCTCTGGTAATTTTTACTTTGTTAACGGCTTCTAATTGGCCTTCAACGATTTTAAGATCGTCTTTAACTACTTTAGCGTTTAGTTCTAGCGAGTTTAGTGTAATTTCTAACTCGTTTACTTTGTCTTGTAATTCTGCTTTTGTCATATTATTGGGTTTTATTTGATTTTTCTATTAATTCGGCAATATACTGCCATACTTTTAATTCTGTTTTATTACCTTCAGCAACTAATACAAATTGCTCACGTGATATGTCACCACCGTAGAAGCCACACTCGAGGTCAACCACATCTCGACGGATCTGAAAGTTTAGCATTGAGATCTTAGCGAAAGCTTTGTCGCTAGCTCGGTTGTGTATAGCACTCATTAGTCTTTAACGAATAATTGTTCGCCGAATCGATACATAAACACTGAAACATAACAGTTATCAACGTCGCAGAAAGTCATAATAGACTCGACTTCGCCTATAGTAAGATCGCTATAGAACTTGTTATCGATTAAAAGTTTTGTAACTCGAGCTACTGAGTCGGCATATTCTGGGGCGTTACTATTAAGATTAACTAATAGTTTAGGCTGCAAGCGGTCATAAAGTGTTTTCATTATATTATATTTAGTTTATTACAATTATATTATCGAATATAGTTCGTGTTTATTTTGTAATTTTTGTTTGGTTTACTAAGTCATTACCTAACATTTCGTAAGTTTCACCGTCTTCTAATGAACACTCGTTTTTCACGAAATCCCATATTTCTCTGATGTACTGACCTTCACATCCCGGTTTGTTTTGTTTTTTGAAGTACTCTATAGTATCTTCATTCCAATAGTATTTCATATTATTTGAATTTTGCCGCGACTTCGTATATTTCTTGTCGATCGTCTTTATCTAGGTTGTTGATGTTCAAGCTAGCGTATTGTTTCAGTGCATAGTGTATAAATATGCAATCGCTTTCTGTTAATTCTATATTTCTCATATTATTTAGTTTTATAAGGTGTTGTTTTTAAGTATGCTGCTTCAAATTCTTGAGACTTTTTATAGTAAAAATCACCAAAGGTGTTTTCGCCATATAGTTGTTCGTACAAGGTTTTGAATCCAATGTATTGAACTTTTTTGTCGTTTATAAAGAAACCTAATTCTATTTCGCTAATGTCGTGACCATACTTTTTACCTATTCCAGGAACTTCTGATACCATACTGTATACTCTTGCTTCTATTTGAAACATACCCTCATCTTTAGTGAATTTAGTGAACACACTAAGATCCGTAATTTCATCTACTTTTTTAATTTTACTCATTTTACTTGATTTAATTTGTTAGTAACTAGTGAGGAATCGAACCTCATACTCGTCAGTAGTATTTGGTTTGTGGAGTCAAAGCCACAATTATTTTAAGATACCAAACCATACCTAGTTTCCGGCTCATTACGTGATCATTAATCGTATCTTTCGCCAATTGCTCTCATGCCATAACTCACCACCAATAATGCACCACACCGTATCTCCCCCCTGAGTTCCTAGTTATACTTGCACCTGGATTTTATAGTTCATACCTTGTTGAGCTTTGTTATTATTCAATTATATTATCGATACCGCTTCGTGTTAGTTCCGCAAGCATTATTGTCACCGCGCCGATCATAACTTCAGAGTGTATAGCACTGTATTCTTCGCCGTCTTGAGGAAAATCTTCCAATTGCCAATCAACACTATCTTCCATTAGTTCCAGCGTTACACTGGCAATACCCATTGCGATCTCGTCTAAAGCTACTGTTCTATCTGTTATTTCCATGTTGTCTTCCATTTACGTTTTAAATATATATACTTCATTATTGAGGGAATTCTTCTCGCTGAGCGATTGCGGTGTGAAATGTCCACATGCACTTGTTAATAAATGATAGAGTACTTACCGATGCTTTCTCTATAGAAAAAGTGTATAGCATAGAGTTATAGAATTCCGTTAGGCCCGGATCGCTTTTGCACCAGTCTTTCTTAAAGCCCTCATAGAAATCACCTTGCATAAAGTTCATACCTATTATTTTACGTTGCTTGTTATACTCTAAGTATATCCACCGATCGTCATCTTCACACCATACGTGTTCTACTTTGTCTATATCGTAATTCATTAGTTCTGACAGTTTTTGTTGTTAAAGTTCATTAAGTGTTGGATGCGATCAACGTGGTTCGGTATTAATTCTCGCTTGTAGTAATATCCGTGATTACTACTTTCTTTAAGTAATAACTTATTGATTTGGTACACCTGGGTTTTGTTGCTATAGCGATTAGGATTTTTAGTGCTCACTCTAACATAACCGTTAGTGTAGGTTATTCCGATTCTTCCGTCGTTTAATTCAAAATGTAGTGATCCGTTTTTAGTAATTTTAAATAGTTTCATAGGTATAGTATTTAGTTATTATTAATTTTTAGGTACGTAAGTTAAGCCTTTATAGTTAAACCACTCTGTAATTCCGTCTTGTTCGTCGTATTCATTCCAGATAAAAGCGAATCTTTGTGGTAGATCGCCGATCAAGTATGGTTTGAATACTTTACCGTTTAGACTTATTAGTTTTGATTTTAGAAATTTTACTTTGTTCATGATTAGTATTTTAGATTCATATATATTATCGATACCGCATCGTATTAGATTTGTAATTATTATTTGATCGGTTCGTTGTAGTGATTCCATAGATTAGTGTGTGAATGGTTTTTGCCTTTACCGCTTGCACCCTTCGACTCCATCTTCCAAGATTTATATTGTTTGTCGGTCATTTGACCACATTCTCCACCTTGTTTAACAACATTGTTGCGGTGTATAGCATTCGCCTTCTTCTGGTTTTCAACGTATTCGCACGCTTCTTTCATAGTCATCATAGTATTCTTTTTAGTTGTTCCTTAATTAACATTATATCTTCGTCGCTTACTAAAACTTCTTCATCGCCTGGTCGATCGTGTATAGTATCGTACATTGCATCATGAAAGTAGTTACCTACTATCTTATCTAAGCGATTAGCGATCTCTTTAATTTCTTCCCAGGTTAATTTGGTTGTGTTTATATTTCCCATGTTATATCGGTTGGATTATAGTCTCTATCTTCGTAGTCTAATACTGAATGCACTTCGCCTCGGTATTTACTTGCAAATTGTATAGCATCTTCGCGAGTATCGAAGTCGTAGTGATCTTCGCTATAGTCATCACCATCTTCACTGTGTGTTCTTAATTCTACTGAATATCTCATAATATTGGTTTTTAGTTATTAATTATTTATTCTTCATCTTCGTCAAATTCCGCCCACTCTAGGCAATCACCGCATCGATCGGAGTTCAGTAAACTTGGTTCCGCACCGCAACAATTACTCCACATCGGTAGATAGTATTTCACCTAAATGTCTCACATTCGAAGGTAGATTAGTACTTTGACTCCAGTAACCGCGTTTCAACCAATTAGGTAGGATATTTAGTTTAGGTAACATGACCTTTAATACCTCATCGTGATTGTATTTTATGGTTTGACCCTTGTTATTGGTGAAAGTGATTTCTTGATTTCGACCGTACCACGACTTCCGAACTACGAAGTTTTTACGTGTTATTGGTGGAAATACCGCTTTTAGTTGTTCCGGTGTTAACTCTTTTAGTAGTTGTTCTTGAGTTTTAATAGTTTGTTCAGTAGACATGATAATTTGGTTTTATAAGTTAATAATTAAATTCGTATTTTGTTAGTATTCATATATATTATCGAACGGTGTTCGTAACGGTTTTGTAAAGATCGAAGGTGTATATTTATTTTGTAGTATAAATAGTAGAGTAGTTGTAACTCACCTCTTAAGTGCTTAAAACACTCGATTTATTAGGTCAATTACGAACATTTCTTCAGTTTCGTCGTCTTCGAGTATACAATCGATCTCTACGAACTCTGTTATCGCTGCAATTGTTTGTTTTAGGGTTAAATAGTTTGATTCGAACTTAAAATGCGCTATTGTTTGGTCATTCCAGTAAATTGGCTTCTTCATATTCTTTGTTTTGATCTGTTATACTTAATTTGTTATTCATATATATTATCAATACCTCGTCGTGTAGGTTTTGTAAATGCTATACGCGGAAAAAACGGTAATTTTCAATAGAAAATACTAAGATTTAGCTAAATACCTAAAATGCTATACGCTGCCGCGTAGGGCGGAGTCTACTCTTCCGATTCTATTGCAAGATCAGGCCATTAAACCGCTACTTATTAGGTAACGGCTGGGTAATTAAGAGTGTGACATTAGCCTGTTATATATAATAGTAGTAGGCTATCGTCGCACTGCTAGGATGATGATCCGAACTCTTGGATGCATCGTGCAGTCATCTCTTGTTCGTCTGACCATCCTGAAGGATATTCCTCGATGTATGTGCATTGCACGTATTTGGATCCATCTGGTCTGGTAATTGTTTTGCTTGTGTACATATTATTGTTTTATTTGGTGGATAGCTTTAGCGATTAATTTAAGTTCATCAAAGATGGTTAGAAAGAAATTGTTGATAGTTTTCATGTTATAGTTATTTAGATTCGTATATATTATCAGTTGTTATTCGTAATGGTTTTGTAGGGGATCGAAAAGATCCTGTTAAGGAGGAGAGGTTATTTAGACCCCTCCGTTGCATCTGCAATGTCTGCTAGATGTCTAACATTAGTTGGCAGATTAGTTGACTGTGACCAGTATCCGCGCTTGATCCAGCAAGGCATTATGCTTAGTTTCGGCAACATCGCTTCAAGTATCGTATCGTGATTGTATGTTACGACTTGGTCTTTATTGTTCGTAAAGGTAATGATCTGGTTGCGTCCGAGCCATGATTTTCTGACTACAAAGTTCTTGCGATTGATTGGTGGGAAGATTAATGCTTTTTCTTCATTAGACATTTTTGCGATTGCATTGGTAATTAATTCTTGACTGTTCATAATTTACTGTTTTTATTTATTATTATTATTATTTGTTATTCACTTATATTATCAGGTTGCAGTCGTGATGGTTTTGCAACTATTTTTTAAAATGCAGGGGTTGAGGAGGAGAGGTTATGGAATTGGCGTAAAATCCATCAGATCGTTGTACTCTGCGATCAAAGCATCGTACTGAGGTGTCAGATGTTCGAACCCACCGTCTCGGATCAATATCTCAAGAGAGTCGATTATAGATTCAAGGCGCAATTCAGGGTGGGCAATCATTAGAGATTTTTTCATGGTCATTATTATTTAGATTCACTTATATTATCAGTAGCCGGTCGTAGTAGTCTTGTAAATGCTATACGCTTCGCTACGCTCCGCGATCATACATGAACAAGAGAGGTTATCGGTACAGCTTCCATTAGCTACAGCATAGATCGTACGGCAACACCGCAGACCAGGACCAGAGTCATAGCGCCAACAGACCAGGACCAGGCACCAGCACGTAGCTACATACCACAGGATACCTCAACAATACACAGGAAAACGTATCAAAAGGTCAAAGCATATGATTAAACACCAAAAATAAACGGGGACTGGGTCAAAGCAAATGCGTTTCCTTATCGAACCGGGTCAGTAGAAATTAGTATATAACCCCCAAGCTCTAAGTATCTAATAAAAAATTTTTTTCAAAAAAAAATCTCTTTTGATCCCCAGTGCGACAATAGGTAGTTATATATTATAGTAAGAGGCTAACGTCGCATTTGATGGACCCGTAAGTACTGTCGTATATATGTAAGTATATAAGGTATGGGAAAACAAAAACTAACGGCTAAGGGAGCAGCTACGAAAAAAGCTAGAGATATTGCTTATGCAAAAGGAATAGCCTGGAACGGTAAACCCACATCTCAGCACAGAAGAACAGAAAAGAAAGCGGAGAACCAAAGGATAGGGCAGAATAGTACATCGGACATACATCATATTGATGGTAAAGTCGGTAACACTAGAAGAGTATCTATAAAAAAGAACAGAGACACGTTCGGAAGCGGGGATCGTCAAAAAACAAGAACAACGTAAAAAAATAAAACATGGCTATAATTTATTCATACCCCACGGCAGTACCAAAGTTAATAGACAAAATAATAATCACTCAATCATACGATGTTAATGCCGCAGCTCCTATAGAGGGTAATCCTACTAGAGCAGCATTGATATCTGATATTGGAGATTTATTAGGTGTAACAACAGGTACAGCTAATACCCTTCCAATGTTTTCCAGTGCCGGATTAGTAGACTCTCCCATATACACAGTACCCGGCTCCGAGGGGGTTACTATTGAAAATGAACTAGCCGTTCCGAAAATAAACTTTGGGTTCAACACTTATTACGGTAGAGATATGACTATCTCTGGAATTGCAGACGGAACTTTTGACGGAATACAGGTTACTAACGAACTTGTTATTGGGAAGTTAGCTAATACCACAGGTGATCTTGCTATGTATTTTAAATACGGAGATGAAAGAGTAGGGGGAATTTATTTAGATGACGATGCCTCTCAGCAAGGACTCTCTTTTTACGTGCAGGAATCTGCAACAAATGCAAACATAGTTAAAAAGATATCTCTAAGAGAGGGAACAACTATTGGTAGCGCATTAGCAACTACTCTTCCACCTGCCAACGGATTAGCTGTGCAGGGTGACGTAAAGGCATTAGGTAACGCTACTTTCGGAGAAGATGATTCACAAGAAGTTACCATGGAATCTACTTTAAATATACAAGGACCTGTAAAAGATAGTGGGAGTAATTTAGGGGGTGACCAGCAAGTTTTGGTTTCTAATGCAAGTGGCAATGTAGCTTGGGGAGCTCTTCCTACAGGTACGGTAAAAGGAACCGGTGCAGTAAACTTTGTTCCTAAATGGTCAGCTACCGATACACTACAAAATAGTATTATATTTGACGATGGGACTAATGTTGGTATTGGAACTTCAGGAACAAACCCTGCGGATAAACTGCATGTACAAGGTGCTGTAAGAGCGGTAGTTGCAGGTTCAAGCGGTGCTGCTTTTAATGCAACCAATGCCTTTGGTGTCACTTCGTCCATTCGTTTTGGTGATAACCACGCAGTGCTAGCATTAAAAAATAACTCAAACGTTGTAGCTGCAAGAATAAGTTCTAGTGGTTTTTCTTTTTTTAATGGTGGAAATGTAGGTATCGGAACAGAATCTCCTGCTTCACAACTTACGGTTAACGGGGGAGATATTGAGGTTGAGGATGAAAACAAAGGGTTAATATTACATTCGCCTAATAACACGCGTTATAGAATTACGGTTGCAAATGATGGAACACTATCTACAGCAGCGATATAAAAAGTAAAAACAATAATTAAAACATCGATATGGCAAATATATCAAGTTATCCAAAAGCCACACCTACAGTATCGGACTTGTTGGTAGGTACTTCTACATCATTGAATCAGACAAGAAACTTTTCAATTGCTGATGTAGCCACTTTTGGTTCAGGTACTGATAGTAACTCATTAATGCTTAATAATGTAAAGATGAGGTCTGAATGGTCTAACTCAATAGCGGGGCAATTTGTTATTAGCGCTTTATTTACTAATTTAAGATACCCTTTATTAAAAGTTAATTTTGAAAACCTTCAGTTAAACGTAGGGTCAACATATAAGCTAATAATAGAAAGATTTAAAAGACCTTCCTCAAGAAAAGTTGCTGGAGGAATTCTAGAATATAGAGATGCAGGATACAAAAGACAAAAACCGTTTGACTCTGGGGCTCCTTATAACGGTAGAGTTATAGAAATACCTATAACAGCTACTAGTGGGCAATTATTTGACTTTAAATTAGATTTATACTATCCATGCGCAGGAACCGTTGTATTTAATGACACTGTTTTTCCAAAAGTAGCTGGTACTAGATCAACATTTCCTATTTCTGAATCAAAGCAATATGTAGCTTTTAGAATATCACAAACAACAAATGGTGTTACTAAAACTTCTCCAGTGCTACAAGAGTTAACTATGCTAGGCACGTTAGATGGAGGGAATAGAAGAGTAACTTTTATACCAAGATAAAAAATATAGAGCCTTCCTTTGAGTCCTCCACGTGAGGGTTCTGTTGGGTCCTCCACGTGAGGGCCCTGTTGAGGGCTTATTTTTTAAAAGTAAACGTAAAATAAAACACAGCGCACTATTTACAGCAGCTTTATAAGAAGTAAAGTTTACTTAAATCACGTAATAATAAACTTAAGGAAGTTAAAATATAATAAATAATAAAATTTAATCAAATTAATTAAACATGTCAAACCAAATTGTAAAAAATCTCACCTTCGGTGAGAAGGCAAAGACCAATGTATTTAAAGGTATCGAAAAGCTTACAAAAGCTGTTAGTTCTACCTTAGGAGCCAGTGGAAAATGCGTATTACTAGAAAACGAATTAGGTAAACCTGTTATTACCAAAGATGGTGTAACGGTTGCAAATTCAATAACACTTAGAGATCCTATTGAAAATATGGGTGCAACGCTTCTAAAGGAAGCAGCTAGGCAAACTGTTAAAGAAGCTGGAGATGGAACCACAACAGCTACAGTCTTAGCTCACTCAATATTATTAGAAGCATACGCTGCTAAAAACAGTGGATCAAGGGAAATGAAGGAAGGTGTCGAATCGGCTACTAAAAAAGTAATTGAGTATCTAGAAAAGCTAGCGGTACCTGTTGAAGGAGATATGGTAAACCATGTTGCAACAATTTCTTCTAACAACGATAAAGAGCTTGGTAATGTTATTGCTGAGGCTTTTAAACAAGTGGGTAAGAATGGAGTTGTTACTATGGAGGTTTCAAATGATAGCGAAACAAGTTACGAAGTAATAAATGGAGCTGCAATAGATAAACCTTTAAAGAACTTCCACTTTATCACAGACGAAAGTAAAAAAGAAGCTGTACTTGAAAATCCATTAGTATTACTAGTAGAAAACAAAATAGAAAACATACGTAAGATACAAAGTGTTTTAGAGTATGTTATAAAAAACAATGAGCCTTTATTAATTATTGGCGAAGCAGATGAGCAAGTAGTATCCGCTTTAGCTATGAATAAAAAGAAAGGTAATATCAAAGTCAATATTATTGACACTCCTGACTTTGGAATATACAGAAAAGAAAAGCTTCAGGATATAGCTCTCTTAACAGGTGCTACGGTCGTGAATGAAGACCTTGGTGATGACTTAGATATGATAGAGGTAGAAATGCTAGGAAAGTGTTTAAAGTCCATTACAAACGACCAGGAGACCATTATACAAGTAGGAGATACATCTATTAAAGTTCAAGAAGTTATCGATTCGATACAAGATGACATTAAAAAAGAAACTTTACCAGGTAAGCTTAATAGATTAGAAAAAAGATTAGGTTTATTATCTTGTAAAGTAGCTGTTATAAAAGTAGGTGCAAGCTCAGAGGTTGAGCTTAAAGAAAAGCAAGATAGAGTTGAAGATGCGATGTGTGCTACAAAAGCTGCTATTAAAGAAGGTATTGTACCAGGTGGTGGTATTGCTTTATTAAATGCTTCTACTTATGTTAAACCAAGCAACGATAATGAAAAAGTTTTACTAGAAGCTATTAAAGCGCCTTATTTAACTATACTAAAAAACGCTGGTTTAGAAGAAGTATATCCGAAAGGAAAAGGCAAAGGAATTAATGTAGTTACCGGTAAAGACGTTAATATGATTAAGTCTGGTATTATTGATCCTTTATTAGTTACTAAAAGCGCATTAAAGAACGCAGCATCAGTAGCTACAACTATATTGTCAACAGATTGTGTAATCAACAACTTAAGAGTAGAAGATGAAAGCAATAGGTAGAAACTTGATAATAAAGATCATTAAAGAAGCAACTACTAAAACAAAAGGTGGTTTAATACTTAATGAAAAAAGTAGAGAAGATATAAGATATCGTAAAGCTACTATTGTATCCGTTGGAACAGATGTTGAAGGTGTAACGAAAGACGATACAATCTATTTTGACAGAAACGCTGGACACGGAATAGAAATAGACAACGAGAAACTACACGTTATAAAGAATCAAGATGTAGTAGTCGTATTATGAAACGATTAGAAGCAAGGGATATTAAAGATATGAACTTGCTAAAGCACTATCGTGTTATACGTAAATGGGCATGTAGGAATAACGGTTTAAACGATGCAGATCTTGAACTACTTATTTATTTCGATTGCATGGAGTTTTTTACTAAACACGATTTTAAAATAGGTACATACGCTTATAGCTGGGATAATAGACGATGGAATAGGTTACTGAAAGAAGGGTGGATTGTAGTGTGGAGAACACGTAATAGAACCACTCAAAAATATAACATATATAAAGTATCCTTTAAGTGTAAACAGCTAATAAGCAAAATGTATCGAATAATGTTAGGAGAAGAAGATATACCTTCTAGCGAAAAAAGAAACAGTATTATGCGTGGTAAAACGTATACAGATAAGGTTTTACAAACAGCAATACATAACGTTAACAAAGATAAAAATAGATAATCATGGCGCCTAAGAAAAAGAAAAAGAATAAATTAGGATACGAGCAAGATCCAGGGCGTGGTGAATTGAACAAAACGGGTAGAGATATACCTTCTAATTTATTGCAAGTTACAGGAGACACTCCTGAATACTATAAAGCTGCGGAAGAGGGTACTTTTGCTAATATTCCAAATGTTTTAGACGAAGTAGTTATTGTTGCTGGTAATGATTATAATAAACAGCCTAACTTTAATAGCTTAACTAAATCAGAAAGAAAACTTTCTAAAGGAAAAGGAGTTATTGGTAGAGCTTTAAGGCAAAAAGCTAGAGGAGAGAAACCTTCACAAATGACAACCGCCTCGTTTTTAGGCGGTATTGCAGAAGGTGTTGGAAGCTTAATTCAAGCACCTCAGTCATTAGCAGTTGAGGGAATTGAAAAAATGAGAGGCAACCCTTCTTCTTTTACAAATGCAGTAACACCCGGCAAACAAAGAACGCCTTCTCAAACAATGGGTTTAGAGGATAAACCAGGGTGGGATGTAGGTGGATCTTTGAATACAGCTATGGATCTACTAGGAGACCCTTCAAATTTATTTGGAATAGGTGCAGCAAGTAAGATTATGAAAGGTGCAAAAAATGTACCTAAAGTATTAAAAAACGCGCCTAAACTTGGCGATGATGTATCTAGCTCTATTAAAAACTTTTTTAGTCCTGGGCAAAATCTAGAAGGTGTTAGTGATATAGGAGCAAGGCTTTCTACGCCAAATCCTAAGAACGCTGACAAGATGGGGTTTTTAAGTAATATAACAGGAAAAAACAAGAAAGCTGTTGCAGAAATAGAACCGTTAGTTAGAGAGCTAGCTAAAGAAGGAAAAAACTATAAGGAAGTTATAAGTGAAACTGTAACTAATATGAGTAGCCCTCAAGGCCAACAAAGACTAAAGGATGAAGCTATTGCATATGCTAAACTTACGGGTAAAAAAATGGATGCAAAATCTATTAAAGAAGATGTTAAACAAACTATTTCAACCATAAAAAACTCGGGTAGTGCTAATATTGATGCAAGTAAAGCTATAAGGAAAGATGGCTCGTTGAATAGGAGTAAAGCTATGCAAGCTATATATGGTACAGAACAAACAGCTCGTGGCAGCAGCGTAAAGCTGAACAAAGCTGGGGGGAGTTTAATAAATAGTGGACAAGCTCAGGAGATGTCTTCTCATATAGGGGCAAACATATCAGGCAAAGCGCCTATTAAGCATGAGATAGGTCATATGATTAAAGGGAACAAGTATAACGCAACTGGAAAAGGAAGCCCTATAGATATAGAGTTAAGAGCTCTTAAGCAGATTCCAGATGAATCATTAACTGCAACTCAAAAAGCAAGCAAAGGTTATTTTAATAAAGTAACACCATATCAAAAGTCAGAGAAACTTTATTCGGGTGGACGCTCAATGCGTCGCGCAGCGTTAGACCCGGAGCCGTCTTCATTCGCGCAAGAGCTAAGACAGCAAATGTTAACCGACAAGTTTATATCAAATAAAAAAGGTACTTGGTCTGACATAACACAAAATGACTTAACTAAAGCTAGCGAGTTTTACAAGAAAAATCCTAGAGGAAGTATTACAACACGTAAAGATGGTTCTAAAGGAGGATTTATAAGTTCGACTAGAATGTTTGATTTTGTTGATAAATCTTCTTTTTCTGATTTAGCAAAAAGTATGAATAAGCTAACGGGGGCGGTTGCGCCAGTCGGAATAGGTGGAGCTAGTCTTAGCAGTATGTTTGGAAAAAAGAAAAAATAGATTAACTTAAAAAAAAAATAAAATTATGTTTGGAGCAGCAATAGGAGGAGCTTTCGGGGGAGGCGGTGGTGGAAATGACGGCCCTTTAAATTTAGAAGGGTACGAAGGTACACGTAAAGGAATGGCTGGAATGGTGGACAAGGCTAGGTATTCAGCTGACCGTCAAGCGGGAATATTGGACAGTTATACGAACCCTGCAACAGCAGTAGCCGGAGGACCAGTGGGCTTAGAAGGAGGAGGAGCTACATCAGCGCCTGTTATTCCTATGTCTGATTCATATAATGCAGCAGCTTCGTCACCTGTTTTCCCTCCAGCAGCTCAAGATCAAGCAGCGGCTGTATTTGGCAGCAACAATGAAAGGCAAGGTTCTACGTCTGGATTTAAACAAGAAGTTAAAGAAAGAATTATGACAGACTTAAATTCATTATAACAACATGAGGGAGATAAACAAAGTAATAGTACATTGCACTGCTACTCCTGAAAACAGAGTTGTTACCGTAGAAGACGTACGTCAATGGCACAAAGCTAGAGGATGGAGTGATATTGGTTATCATATAATGATTTACTTAGATGGAACTGTTCACGAAGGAAGACCAATAGAAAGGAGTGGTGCTCATTGTAAAGGTCAGAACAAAAACTCTATAGGTATCGCTTATGTCGGAGGAGTTGATAAAGATATGAACCCTAAAGATACGCGTACGGAATGTCAAAAAGAAGCTTTGTGTAATATACTAGAACATTATAAAACTAAATATCCAAAGGTAGAAATATTTGGTCATAGAGATTTTTCTTCGAAAGCATGCCCTAGTTTTGATGCTACCAAAGAATACGAAAATATAACTAATATGTGGTAATATGAAAAAGAAAAAGAAAACACCCTGTTGGGATTCTCACAAAATGGTAGGATTAAAAATGAAGTCAGGTAGAAAGGTACCTAATTGTGTACCTAAAAAGAAAACACGTAAAAAATAAATATTATGCCAGCAGGAAAAGGAACATACGGTTCAAAAAGAGGAAGACCACCAGCGAAAAAGAAAGCTAAAGTGATTAAAAAGAAAGTAATAAAAAAAAAGCCTTGCGGTTGTAAACATTAATAACCATGGCGGATAAAGCAAAAATGGCTTGTAATAAGCCGGTGAAATCAGATCGAGCTGGTAAAAAGAAAATGGTTAAAGGCTGCGAAGGTGGTAAAGAAAAACTAATTCATTTTGGAGCTTCTGGATATGGACATAACTACAGCGCTGCGGCTCGTAAGTCATTTAAAGCTCGCCACAAATGTAGTACTGCAAAAAGTAAGTTAACTGCTAGATATTGGTCTTGTAAGAAATTATGGGGCGGAAGCGGCGGTTCTACAAAGTCTAACCCCAAAGGAGTTCAAGGTAAATTTTAATATATGAGTTGGTTAAGTAAATTATTAGGTAGTGGTACAAAAGGTTTAGGTGATCTAGCTAAAGATATTAGAGAGGCTCTTAAAGGTAAAGAACTAGATCCTAATAAGCAGCTTGACATTGCGGCTAAGTTAGCTGAAGTACAAACTAAAATTAATGTAGCAGAAGCTACTCACAGATCTGTATTTGTTGCAGGCTGGAGACCTTTTGTAGGGTGGGTTTGTGGATTTGGATTATTATACGCAGTATTATTAGAACCTTTACTTAGGTTCATATTTACAGTAAACGGGTGGGAGTCAACTTTCCCTATTATAGATACAACTATTACACTGCAAGTGCTATTCGGAATGTTAGGATTAGCAGGTTTTAGATCATACGAAAAGAAAAACAATTTAACAAAATAATAAATAAAAGAAATGGGAAGGTATTATAACTTAGAACAAGAAACAAAGGCGATCTCAAGAGACGCTAAGGCAATAACTAAAAGTGACACAAATTTTACAGAAGCATTTGTACCTAGAGGAGAAGCTGCTTTATACGTAGGTACTGGTGGAGATTTATCAGTTAGAATGGCTGGTGACAATAGTGATGCTACTATAGTTATTAAAAACGTAGCAGATGGTTCTTTTTTACCTATTGTAGTGAAAGCTGTATTGGTTGCAACAACAGCGAGTGATATTTTAGCTATAAACTAGTAGGGTATGCTGAGTCTACTTAACACGTCTTTTACTATTTTAAATAAAAAAGGATTAGTATCTCCTCTTTTAGCTAAATTAGAAGCAAGATCGACATACTTCGAAAACAAAATTTGCACTACTGCAATTTTAAAGAAACTAGAAAACATTAAATCATAATGAGCAACCTACTTAAAGACGCATCAATACTTCTTACACCCACCGGATATGATAATGGCAGCATGAATGCTATTAAACCTGAAAACGGAGATGGTGATTTCACTTTCTCACGTAATTCAGCAGCTACAAGGGTTAATGCACAAGGTTTAGTTGAGAATGTACAAATACTTTCAAGTAATTTACTATCAAATGGAGACTTTTCACAAGAGGGTAGCGAGTTAGTAACTAATGGAGATTTTAGTAATGGATTAACTAATTGGATTTATCAAGGAGATAGTGTTACTATTGTAGATGGTGCGGCAAGAATAAATAGGGTTACAAATACAACTTTTATACAACAGAATATTTTAACATCTAATAAAACTTATTTAGTAGAGTTTGATGTTTTAAACGAGGCAGATAATAATGGAACTTTTATAGTAAGATTAGGTAGTAATAATGTTTATGACGTTGTAACTTATGAAGGTACAAGGTTTTCTAAATATATTGTTTCTAATGGTTCTGATTTTAGATTATATTCATCTTCGGATAATGGCGTAGTTTATGTAGACAACATCTCGGTTAAAGAAGTTGGGCAAGATTGGACATTGGGAAGTGGTTGGAGTATTGGAGAT